ATAATTAAACATTTAACGTATGCAGATAATTGGTATGTTTATCATAGAGCTACAGATGCTTCTGCACCAGAAGATTACCATCTTGAGCTAAATGCTACGGCTGCTCGTACTGATGATGCTACTGTTTTCAATGACACAGCCCCAACTTCAACACAATTTACGGTTGGAACAAATGATGGTGTTAATAAGTCTGGCTCTACCTACGTAGCCTACCTATTTGCACACAATAATTCCGACGGTGAGTTCGGCCCTGATAGTGACCAAGATATTATCAAGTGTGGGAGTTTTTCTACGGATAGCAGTGGTAATGCTACAATAAATCTTGGATTTGAACCTCAATTTGTGATGAATAAAGTTTATGATGCTGCGGATAATTGGACGGTTGCAGATAACATGCGAGGATTTAATGCAATTGGTGATCAAAGATTGTATTGGAATCGTACTAATGCAGAAGCTACAGCAACAACTTATAGAGTAACCTCTACTGGCTTTACAGTAAATAGTGGAGAAACCTCAAAGAACTTTATTTACATGGCAATACGCAGAGGCCCACTAGCTGCACCAGAAGATGCGACTAAGGTTTTTGCTATGGATTTACGTGATGATACAGATGCACCGATGTATAAATCTGGGTTTGTAACTGATATGTCAATTTATCGTGAGGTGTCAGCCTCAAATGATTGGTATATACAGTCTAGGCTGACTGGTGTAGGACATTTACACACACATGAAACCGCATCTGAAAACACTAATTTTACATCTACTAAATGGGATTATATGAACGGTTTTTATGATGCTGGTTCAATAAACTCTGCATATCAAGCATGGATGTGGAAACGTGCTCCTGGCTATTTCGATGTTACCACATGGAGCGGCACAGGAAGCGCAAGAACCGTGCCGCACGGACTCACAGTTCCGCCAGAAATGATGTGGATAAAACCTAGGAATTTATCATATCAATGGAGTGTTTATCATAAAGATGTAAGCAACAGTTCGCCATATTACGAGTTAAAATTAAACAGTAGTAATGCATTAGCAAATAGTGGTAATACAAACGCACCATTTGCAGGTAATCCAACAGCTACTACTATTCCACTTCCAAGCGGTACAGCATCTGCTTCAAATAGAAGTGGATATAACTACATAGCCTACCTTTTCGCTACCGTAGCAGGTGTATCCAAGGTAGGAAGCTATGCAGGATCAAATTCTGATCAGACTATAGACTGTGGCTTCACAAATGGAGCAAGGTTTGTTTTATGTAAGGCAATAGATGATGCCCAAAATTGGGTCGTATGGGATAGCACAAGGGGAATAGTTGCAGGTAATGAACCCTATCTTGTCTTTGATAGAAGTGATGCTCAAATTACTGGCCAAGATCGCATTGATCCGCATAGCAGCGGATTTACTTTAACTGGTGGTTTTAGTGGGGCTAATCAAGCAGGGTATAATTTTATTTTCTACGCAATCGCATAATCAACTGACAAAAAGGAGTATCAACTGATGTCAGAATATCGTGAACGAACAACAGGCGAAGTTAAATCTCAAGGCGAATGGCGTGCAGCATTTCCGCAAATGGCATTGCCTAGAGTATGGGGTGCTAATGTTTGTGACGCTATGAACATTGACCCAGTACTGGCAAGCCCAGCGGCTACAACAACAGCGTATCAAGTAAGTGTGCGTGATGGTGTTGAGCAAGACAGCAACGGGAACTGGGTAGAGAAGTATGTCGCTCGTGACATGTTTGCAGACGATGCAGAGCTTGGAACCAAAGCTGAACAAGAAGCAGCATATCAGGCAACGCTAGATGCTAACACTGCGGCAGGGCATAGAGCTACTAGAGATGCAAAGCTTGCTGAGACAGACTTTTACGCGTTGTCAGACGTTACAATGTCGAGCGAAATGACCACGTATCGCCAAGCGTTGCGAGATTTACCCACGCATGAAAACTGGCCTAATTTGGAAGATAGCGATTGGCCCACGAAACCTTAACGGGGGAGACATGGTAAATGCCTTTAATACCCCTACAGATACCAAAAGGAGTGTATCGCAACGGCACTGAGTATATGGCTCAAGGCAGGTGGCGTGACGCAAACCTAGTCAGATGGCATGAAGATGCCTTACGTCCTATCGGTGGCTGGCAAGAGCGTGGCACGGTAGATTTTACTGGCGCAGTAAGAGGGATGCTTGCTTGGGAAGATAATTCAGGCAATCGGTATGTTGCTGCAGGTATGCATGACGCGCTTAAGGTTATGACTTCTGGCAATATTATATATGACATAACGCCCACTGTTGGCTTTACATCTGGCAGGGTTACAGCTTCAACCAATGCAGGTTTTGGTGGTGGCACGTATGGCAATGAGTATTACGGCACACCACGTTCTGATACTGGTGTTATACTTCCAGCAACAACTTGGTCATTAGATAACTGGGGAGAGTATTTACTAGCCTGCTCTACAGATGACGGTAAGATTTTAGAGTGGCAGTTAGGTTCTAGCTCAGATGCTGCAGCACTATCCAATGCGCCAACCAGCAATACTGCTATGATGGTAACTGAAGAAAGATTTGTGTTTGCATTAGGCGCAGGGGGTAATCCAAGAAAAGTTCAGTTTTCTGACAGAGAAGATAATACAGTTTGGACAGCAGCAGCGACTAATCAGGCTGGTGATATTGAGCTACAGACGAATGGCACAATCTTGGCTGGGCTGAGAACTAGAGGCCAAGCGCTTATTTTGACAGATCAAGACGCACATACAGCAACATATCAAGGGCCACCCTTTGTATATGGTTTTGAGCGTGTTGGTACTTCTTGCGGATTAACTGCACCTAAAGCAGCAGCGTCTATTGATGCAGGTGTAATTTGGATGGGGCGCAGAAGTTTCTTTATTTACTCAGGTGGCGCTGTAAGAGAAATAACATGTGAGGTTGGTGATTATGTGTTTAGTGACATGAATAATGACCAACGCAGTAAGATAGCTGCAATACCAAATTCACGATGGAATGAGATATGGTGGTTTTATCCAAGTAGCGGCTCAACAGAATGTGATCGTTATGTCGTGTATGATTATGTAGAAAACATTTGGACTATAGGTCAGCTTGAAAGAACGTCTGGGGTAGATAGTGGTGTATTTAGAGACCCACTTTGGGTTGACGCTGATGGTGATGTTTTTGAGCATGAGATTGGTAATACTTATAGTGGCGGCACACCATTTGCAGAAACGGGTCCAATAGCCATAGGTGCAGGTGATAGATTAATGCGTGTAACCAGTTTAATTCCTGATGAGAAAACACAGGGTGACGTAACGGCAAAGTTTAAAACAAGATTTTATCCAAACGCTAGCGAAACAGAGCATGGACCGTTTACCATGTCCAATCCTACAGACGTTCGCTTTACTGGCAGACAGGTTAGAATGCGCGTTGAGGGTGCAAGAAGTGCAGATTGGCGTGTTGGTATTATGCGGCTTGAGGCAAAGGCTGGTGGAAAAAGATGAGGGTTATCCCACCACTTACACAAAATCTATCTCAGTGGGGTGAGAATCTTAGACGCTACCTTGCAAGTGCTCTTAATCAGCTAGATGCAAAAGAAACAGATTCTGCTGCAGCAGAGGATGGTGTTTTGCTCTGGGATAGAACAAAGAAATATGTCGTTGTTTCTTCTGCAAATTCATTTCGTCAAGTTGCAACACAGCAACCAGCACCAGCTTCGAGTGTTGGGGCTGCTGGAGATGTTGCTAATATGATCGCTTGGGATACAAATTATATATATATTTGCACAGGTTCGCATGATGGCGCTACAGCTATTTGGAAACGTGTTGCCTTAAGTACGTTTTAGTTAAATGAATGATATGTCACACATAAGCGAGATAGACAGATGCCAGCCTTGGATAGAGGCTGCACTTGAGTATTCTGGCGGCACACACAGTCTTTCTGATGTGATTGATGGTATTACTTCTGGCAAGATGCAGTTGTGGCCTGCGCCAAAGGGGTGCATAGTAACAGAAATTGTGATATATCCTAGAAAAAAGATGTTAAATGTGTTTTTAGGTGGTGGTGAGCTAGATCAGCTTTTGGATATGCACAAAGATGTGATAGCATGGTCTAAAGCACAAGGATGCGAAGCTATAACGATAACAGGGCGTTTTGGATGGAAGAAACCTTTAAAAGCACACGGTTGGAAACCAATGCATGCGTCATTTATTAAGGAGATTGCATAATGGCAGGCGGTAAAGGCGGATCAACAACGTCAACAGTTGAAGTGCCACAGTACATTGAAGATGCGGCAAGACGCAATCTTGAGAGGGCAGATTTAATTAGCCAGATTGGGTATGTGCCTTACTTTGGTCCTGATGTTGCAGCATTTACGCCACAGCAAGAAGCGGCATTTGCTGGAACACAGCAGTTAGCTGGTGCTTTTGGCACACCAACAACTATGGACATGGGCGTGCCTGCTCCACAAACCTTTGCAGGTGGTGTGCGAGGTTACTCATCTGCACCTATGTTTGAGCAAGCACAGTTTGAGCTGGGGCGGCGCAGGCCAGCGCAAAAAGCGTTTATTGACTCGCTATTTATTGATCCATTTTCTGGTGCGTTTAATCCAATATCTACAACTCCGCTAGACATGGGTGAAGTTGTGGACACGACTTCAACAACTGCCCCCGTAATTAGTACTACCCCTGTAACAACCACAACTGGTGGTGGCGGCGGTCCTACCCGAGTTATAGCCGATGATTTTGGTAACAGGGGCGGCACTAGTTTTACAACATATGGCGGAAGCCAAGATGTTGCTAATCAAGCAGTTGTAGATGCTTTTGCTGATTTTGGTCAACAAGTTTCAGATGCTGTTGCCACGGGTGGTACAGTAAATGTAGAGGACAACCCAGCATTTAATGCAGGTATTAAGGCAGCGAATGAAAATGTAGTTACTACTTTCAGGACAAAAAGCGGCGATACTGTAAGAAAAACAAGAGGTAGCTTAACGCAAAGCGATATTAATAGTGCTTCCGCAGCAGATCAAGGAAGATTGGCAGCGGAATCTATGCTTGCAGCAGGCATTAGAAATGTTGGCGCAGGTTTTGCACAAGATGATCCAACCACAGGATTTTTAGGTGGTCTGCAAGATGCTTATGGATACATAGCACAAGGACCCCAAACTATTTTAGGTGACGTTTTTAGTCCTACTACTGCACAAACTCAAGCGCGACTTGACGCAGAAATAGCAGCTAGAGCAGCAGCTTCTGAAAACGCAGCGCAAAGAAGGGAAAATGAACTTAACCGTGCAATTGCAGAGGTTGGCGGTCAGGAACTTCTGGACACTGGAGCGCAACTAGCTGGTGATCAAATAATGGCATTAGAAAGACAATTTGGCACACTAACAACTTCAGAGGTAGTGGATCAAGCTAACCTAGATCAAAAAAGCATACCGCTTGGAAAAGGTGGCAAAGATCAAACTAGAAAAGTTTTAGATAAAGCGGCGCAAGAAGGTAACTTAGGCGCTTACGTGGATAGCTTTATGGACAAGTATGGTAGCAACTTAAATCAGTTTCAGCAAGATACGGGTATAAGTAGCGCAGTAATGAAAGACATAGAAAAAATCGCAGCAGCGAAAGGATAGTAAAATGGGCGCAGCAGCACCAGCACCAACAATGGCAGCACAACCTGCAATGCAAGCAGGCGCAACATATCAACCTATGCCAATGCAGCCACAGCAGGGCTTTAACGTAAACCAAGCAGCAGCAGGGGCATTGCAGGGGGCAATAGGTGGTACGCAAAGGGCGATGCAAGCGCCGCTACAAGTTGGTGCGTTTATGAACCCATATACAAGTGAGGTTATTGATAGAACTCAGCAGGATATAGAAAGACAACGCCAGTTAGCCTCTCAGCAGTTGGGCGCAAGGGCAACTGCAGCAAATGCATTTGGCGGCTCAAGGCAGGGTGTAGCAGAGGGTGTGCTTGCAGGTGAGTTTGGCAGAATGGGTGCAGATATTGCAGCGCGGCAACGTCAGGCTGGATTTAATACTGCGCTAGACGCTGCTATGCGTGATCGCGCTGCACGTACTGGTGCTGCAGGTCAGTTAGGTCAGCTTGGCGGTCAGGCATTTGACATAAGCAGAGATATTACTCAACAGCAAATGCAGCAAGGCTTAATGCAGCAAGCGCTTAACCAGCAGCTCATAGATGCTG